CTCTCCCGAAATTTTCTGCAAGCCTTCCCCCCCTTCATCAATCAGCCCGGTATTGTCCGTAACCTCGTCATAAAGGCGCTTCGCCGTGGGAGCGTATTTGGCGAATTTCTCTCGAAGGTCTTCCCTCGTCGCCATAAGTCCATTGAGATATTGCGCCTCCTCACCCGGCTTAAGTCCCTTGGCGAAATCTGGATTCTCTGACTTGTATTTTTGCAATGCCGCCGTTGCGGTTTGCGCCACTCCCGTCGCCGCCTCACCGAAGAATCCTAACATCACATCGCCAAGAATCATTTGTTGATCCATTACCCGCACTTTCTCCCCGGTGAATTTGTCCTTCACTTGCTCGAAAAGCTCCTGGTCAGTGGCAGAAGGCTTCCCGGTGAAGTTCTTCATGTAGCCGTCGCGGTAAAATTCGTATGTATCAGCCATCTCTCCCGGTTGCTTTTCTGCCGAAAATTCGAGATAGGCTTGATTCGCCGCCCTGATTGGAAGTGTTTCGGGAATCAATGATGCCGCCATAGCATCAACTACGGCGGGTTGGCGCGACTGCTTCTTGAAAAACTCATCGTCTGTATAGAGCTTTGCGAAATGCTCCCCTTGAACTTCGCGCTTCCTTGCGTCTTGCGCGTCGGCATATTGCAAGAGCTTTGCCTCAATGGTTGGCCGCTCATACGGTCCCGCCGTGTCGAGTCGCTCCATAAAGCTATGAGCGGTTGCATCGTCAATGACGGGACTATCCTCTTGCGGTTCTGGGTCGATCATTAAAGCCATGTCAGTAGTTGAACATTTCAAGTTCTTTTTTGCGACGATTTATCAACCCTTGATTCACTACTAATTTTCCACCTTCCGTGACTTTGTTCCATGTCGGGAGCCGTCTCGCGATCTCTTCCGCGCTTTTCGATGTCATGAGTTTTTCAATTTCCCCGGTGTTAAAGTCGAAGCTAATCAAGGCGTTTCTCTGATTTTGATTCAGCTTAATTCCGCTCTTGGCAATCTGAGCGTCAACCCTTGCCGCGTGAGTCTCTAATTCCGAGGTAAGGCGCTTATCGGCCTCTGCCTTCGTGATGGTTTCCCCCGGCTTGCCCTTCGTCCCGTAGCCTATGGAGGTTTGCTTGTAGTCGTCAAAAGATCCAGAGCTAAACCCTTCCCACTGTTTCACGGAATCAATCAAGGCGCTGTCGAGACTGCCGCCCGTGGCTGGCTTTGGCTGAGATTGAGGCTGGCTGACTTTGGCTCGAATCGCATCAGATAGAACTTCGCTATTCGTTTTCTTGTCGCCCCAAATTCCAGCCGCCCCAAATCGCCCAAGTTGAACGGTTGGGATGAAGTCTCCAATTCCTCCCGTCTGCCTACTCATAAATGAACTCCATAAGGTACTGGGAGATTGCCACATGGATTTCGAGGCAGCATTTGACGCGGCTGGACCGATCAGCCCCTTAAGCCACTCGTCATCCTTTGATGCGTCACTTGGGTTATCTTTGATTTGCTTCTCGATTTTCTTGTAAAGATCCCCTTTCTTCCGGTTCAAATTGATCTCGTAATTAGCCCACCCGACCCGGTCGTCTTCCTTTTTCGTTTTCGGCTGCTCCATAAGCAGGTTGTCCGTAGCGAGCTTGTTTACAATATCCATCAGCCCCGCCTTGCGCTGCCTCTCTGGTGTCATGCCGTCTTTTTGCGCGTCGCTAAGGATCTTCATTAAGAATTGCCGCTCGCCCGGTATGGCAGTTGACCGAATGTCGCGAAGGATTCCAAGCCGCTCCTTTCCGTCCGTGTCTGTGATTGGGTCGTAATTTACGGCAGAGATCATGAGTTTGTCATAATTCGCCATGTATTCCGCCTTCCCTTCCGGCGTGTTTGACTTCTCAACGGTCAGCGAATCAAGCATTGATCGAGTGTCTTTTTGGGAGGCATTCAATTCCTCCATTCGCAAAATCACCTCGTCAGCGCCCATATCGGGCCTTGTGGAAATCTCATCATCAAGGGCCGCGAATCCATTTTGCTGAATCACGCGCACTTCTGAATCCACCGCATTCGAGAACCGAGAAATATCTTCCGGCTGCATCCTCGGGAAATCCTCGCTCTTGCCGTCCTTCTTCGCCTGGTTCATGGCAGCTTGGAATTTGAATGGCGAATCATTCATGGACGTAATGTATGTCCGCTTGTCAATGGTCTTCTGAGCATCGCCAAGCATCTTCTCACCCTGCTCTGGCGTGATATGGCGAGAGGCGACCATTCCTTGAATTGATCCCGCGACCTTCTCGATATTGCCGCCATCAATATCGCGATTGACTCCGTTTAGCATTGCGTCCTTGTCCCGCTCTAGTCTGACCTTGTGGGCATCGTAGGAGATGTCTGTTCTTGCTCGCCCATCGAACCGGATAAACTCAGGTTCCACCCGCTGCCGCGACCAAGTGGACAAACCCAAATCCTTGATCCCGCCTTCAATCTGCGGGCGGTATTTCGATTCCCATAGTGGAGCCCATTCGTTTTCTGGCTTTGATAAAATCTCTTCGGCGTGTTGCGCTCGCGCCTTCTGCATAATGTCGTCAGCCCTTGCGAGGTCAGCATGGTTTTTTGATTGCGCCATTTCCGCCGACAACTGGCTAAAAACATTGCCAGCCTGCCCGACCCCTTCGGCAATTGCTCCCATGCCCGCAGCAGCCACGTATGGAGCCGCGTTCTGCTCGCGCTGCATCAATCCATTAGCCGCGCCTGCCATATTTACGCGAAAGCCTGGAGTTTGAATCATCGCAGGACCGGGTCCGGGCCCGGGAGCTTGCGGGATATTTGCGAGAGAGATTCTTGGCATATCAGTAAATTGAACTGTAAGCGGTCCAAGCGTCACTAGCCGCGCCTGAGATTCCAGAGATTAGCGAGCCCGTAGCTTGATTGCGATATGATTGCGCCGTGGCAGCGCCCGCCATCTTGGTTAGATCCGCTTCACGGAAGGCAATGCGTTGTTGCGCCCCTGCAATCGCGCCTTGGTATTGGTATTGGCCCGCATCGAGGAGCGAGAATCCGGATTGAAATTTTTCCATTTCCGCTTTCCGCAAGAGGTTTGAACGCTCAAGTTCCGACTCGTAGGCAGCATCTTGAATGTTCAACTCAGTGAGTCGCGCAGTATCCGCGAGAACGACCAGAGGAGATCCCTCGTTGACGACTCCCGCTTTGGCGTATTTCCCGCGCTGAATGGCGAGTTGACGCTCTTGGTCCTCGCGCATCCGTCGGACCTTCTCGCGCTGTTGTGCCTCTACTCCTGTGACCTGATTTGCGATGCTGTCCGCATTGTTCATTCGGGCTTGAGCTTCGGCGCTGGCCGCGTTAGCATTCACCCCGGCTTGATATTGACCCATGCGGGCTTGAACATCGGCATTTTGCCGTTGGATCGCCGCGTTGTAGCTCGCCATCCGGTTCGCCGTGTCCGCTTGCTGTTGCTGCCCGTAGTAGGAAATGCCCGCGCTGGCCAGGCTTCCAACCACTCCAATAATTGCCGTCGCTGCTAAAACTTCAGTTCCCATTTGAAACCTCCTTTGTCAGTCCGATCATTGTCACCTTGCCATCACCGACTTTTTCAAATCCGGCATATTTCGCGACGATCCGCCCCATGATTGGGAGCGTGTTCATAATCATCACCCCGTAATCGAGTTCCGCGGCCCGCATCCGTAGAAATTCCAAGGCCACCAATCCAACCCGCTTGACCTTCGCACCCGAGAGCCTGGGACGGGTCACGGCGTGTTCGGGAAAGCAGACCCCTACGGAATTATCCATGTAGAGCCAGAGAGCCCCAGCCATATCGCCGCCTTCCTCAAAGACAATAACCCCAAGACGAGGCAGAATGGCTAAGGGCGGTGGCGTTGTGCCGTGGGCATCGTGCCAATCGCAGATCGTCGGATAGTCAGTCTCCGGGTCAAATTCACGAATGAGAAAAAGCGGGTTCATTCTCCGTAAACGTTCCATTTTGGGATAAGTGCCAGCAAGACGAGCGGGACCGGCTCCCGTTGACGTATCCACATATCCGCGCTCTCCTTGTAATTCGCCCCAGTAACAAGCTTCCGGTCGCCGGTGAAAGCGGGAGGGCTTTCGTCCATATTGTCCGCGATGTCTCGCGCAAAGATCTTGTTCCAGAGAACGCCATCGGTCGAATACTCGCCGCCCAGTGACTTGTAGAACCGTGCCACAATCTCATGAATGCGGGCTTTGCGCCCCTGAGCTGTCCCGGTTTGCAATTGGGCATCGAGCTTCATTGGGCGAAGCGTGGAAGTGAATGGCAATCCGATCACCGCCGCCGTGACCGTGCTTTGCAGCGTGAAGCCGCCGCCAGTCACCTCCGCGCTTGGGTAGACAGCTCCGTCACCAAGAACGCCAACGGTCATACCCTCCAAATGCTCGAATCCGGTCACGGCATTGCTTGGGGAACCGAAAGAAGCGGCCTTGGCACAATCCAGATACCACCAAGAATCCTTGTCCTCAGCGTCGAGGGCCTGCCGATAGTCTGGGTACATCCGTTCAATGTAACGCACCGTCTGACCATCCACCTCCCGCTTGACTGACAGCCAAAGTTCATCGGACCCGCCGTCCCCGTAGATCGTGGCAACCGATTCAAATTCGCCTTGGGTCGAGTGTCGATGCCAACCGACCACGTTTTGATCCCGCTCGTAAGTCATCCCGATCAAGACCCCTGCCCCAGTGATGCCCCAATAAATTGCGTCAGGCTGTTGTTGGAAGGCAGTTTCAGCCAATTCCCCACGGGTGATATGTTCCGCCAAGATGGTCAGATCGGGCGCAACCCATCCGTCTTTCTCGAAGGAGTAGGTCAGTTCCCGCGCTTTTCTCCCATTCCGCTGAGTGAAAATGATAACCTCATTGACAAGGCGGGACTGCAAATACTTCGATCCATAGGACGATTGAAATTTTGCCTGAACATTCGTAGGCGAAAGCACTTGGTTGGAATCGCTCGCGGCTAGAGTCCATTCGTTGCCGGCCGTCCCAATCAAAAGCGAATTTTGCGAGACCATCCAGTTGATTGGGTTCGATTCATTGCTCGAAAGGGTGAATGCAAAGGCCCCGTCGTCATTCGAGTTGAAGCGGAAATTTTCAAAGTCATCGACTACCGACCCCCACACGGTCAAAGGCTTGGACAGAGTGCCGCCGAAAATCAACCGTTGCTCATGCAATGCCACCGTTCGCGGGTAGCCCTGCTTTTCGCTGAATGCGCCTTCCGCCCAAATCTTCGTTGCGCCAGTTTCGAGAAGGTCATTTATCACAGTGGCAGAAACGACCGTCGAACTGGTAAACCCAGTCACTTGGACAACGCCATAAATTCGATTGTCGCCTGCCTCAAGTCTCGCGTTTGGGTTCAGTGACCCTGGCGTGATTCCATCCCATGAGAGCCTGAGGAGACATTGTTTGTCCTCATTGCCTGTCGTGGAGACATTTCGCTCCCCAACAGATGCGCTTTCATAGGTGCGAATCGTTTCCCATGTCGTTCCGCCGTCCACGGATCGTTGCACTTTCAGCACACCTTTCCAGTTTCCGTACGTGGTCAATTCCCAATCCCCCAAGATTTCCAAAGTCGAACTATTGCCATCCGCCGCCGCGAGAACTCGTTCCACGTAGGCTTGTTCTCGCCTGTGCGCGATCCGGTAGAATGCTCCAACATGCGAAGCTTCAAAAGTCGCCGCGCTGGCCGTCAAGGTAATGCTGCCAGTGGTTCCGCTTGGCGTGATCGTCGTATCTTCCTTGTTCTCGTCAAGGAATGCTGGCCATATCCAATCGATTTCTTCAATCGTCCAATTGGTATCTGACAGCCGGGAGAGCTTCCGGGGCGCATGATTCGGGTGGACCATATAAACCAGATCGTTGATTTGGATATACTGGATTTCCCGAAGCTCCGATTCTTGGTAAGGCGTGGCGACTTCAAGCGGAGTGGATGGCGCACTTTCCACGATGGCCCCATTGGACCAAAAGCGGATATATTCTTCCCCCACTTCCAGAATGAAATTCGTTGTGGTGGAGAAATTGAACCCGATCAATCGGCATCGCTTATCGGCATTCTTGGCCGCGCCTAGATATTGCGTCCCGGGCCTCCGAACCGCGCCTCCATAGGGAAGCAAGATGAAGTTCTCAAGCAGTCGGCAGCCGGCCCGATACTTTTCAAGGGACGTGAGCGCGTCGAGAAACGGCGATAATTCCCCCGAATTGAAGGAAGGCATCATTTGAACGAGGCCCATGATTAACGCCCTCCAAATCGTGACCGCACAAAGTCGCTTTCCACCCAGGGAGGCTTTCGCTTAGGGCGGGATTCCATCGCGTCAGCAAGTCGAGCCTCCGGCCCCGTCACGCGCTCATATTCCGTGAGAAGCTCAGACGCTACGGAATTGCTCCCGGTGATCGTCTTGGCCATCTCCGCCGCAAGTTTCGTTGCCAGAGCTTTGATGAAGATCGGGTCAAATATCCCGGCGTTCGTGATCCGCGCCACATATTTAACCTGAGCGACCGTTTCGTCAGTCAAGAGCCGTTGCCCCTCGACCTCCCACATTGGCCGCGCTTCGTCCCGCTCGTAAGCATTGAGCTGAAACACCCGAAGGCAGTCCGTAGGAAGCGCAAAATGAACCGCCCAGCCGAAACTTGGAGCCGTCGAGATTTGGACCAGCGTTTCCCGCTGAATGGCGAAGTTCCACCGATGCCCACGCAAGACTTGATCCCGAGTGAGAGCGTACATCAATTCGCAGGCCCTCGCTTCCGGGCTTTGATCCTGCAACGACATGATCCGGGCAGCGCCCAGCTTGGCCAATGCCAGATTGCAAATTGTCGTTTCGGAAGCTGCCATTTGAAAAAATACGAGAAGATTTTCGCCCCCGGCTCATGCGGACCGGGGACGAAGTATCTTCCCGCCTTTTAGGGCAGGATATATTTGATCCGGAAGTTCAGCACTTTTCCCGCCGTGAACGAGCCGGACGCAAGTCCCAGTTTTCCGTAAACTGCGGTGGCTGCGGTCAGTTGCGCCGGTGGAAGCCCAGCAATAGGCGTCACCGCCACATTGCCAGCCGCCGTGATGGCCGCCGCCGTAGCGGAGTACTCATCATCATTGGCAAGGGTTCCGATGGTGGCAATTGTGCCGGTGGTTCCGCCCGATCCCTCGGAAGCAACGCGCCACTCTTCAACGAGTAGGGTTGCGCCTTTTGGGATGGTGCCGATCTTGATTAAATCGCCAGCCGCTTCCGTGCCCAACATGGCATAGGTGGAGTTCAAGACTCCAACTTTGCCACTGACAAGGTTGCCGTTGACGAGGTTTCGTGAGGTGTTCGAGTCTTGCCCTGTGGCAACGCTCGCGAGTGTAGTAGCAGGCATCTTAGTGGATTCCTTTCTTTATTGGTTAGGGGTTAGGGCGATTCGTCGCAATAGACGGCGACCACCTTGGCTTCGCGGGTCCGAGAAGCGCCCATGCTCGCAGTCGTGCGAATTTGGAGGCTGTGGGACTCGGCTGGAAGAATGTCCATGTAGGACCGACGGCCAGAGTCAGCGAACTTGATGCCGGACTTCACGTATGCAAAGCAGGTCCGCACGTCGGCACCGCTCAAGGCGAGACCTTCGAGGCGAACGAACTTGAACCCCATGAAGTGGTCAAGTTCGCCGGTTACAAGAGCTTTCACGTTATTATAATCGGCGTCGGAAACCTGCGCCACGTTGTTTAGCAAGTCGTCAAGTTGCTGCTGAGTGTAGGCGAGAATCAACTCGTCTCCGGGCTCAATAGCTTCGGCTTTTCCGAGGATGGATTTCGCCTTAATGAGCTTTGGCAGAGTCAAGCCGACGTTGGCCGGACTGTCTCCAGGCTTCACCCAGTTGACCGCGACGTTTTGCGTGAGAGCATTCGAGACAGTGCCGCTTTCGCCGCTGTAACGAGTGCCACCAAGCGCGTCGATGATGACATTATCGCAAGCGCGGTAATAGGCCATGACGTGAGACTGCACGGTCTCGCTTTTCGGCAAGATGATGTCGCCCAGGAATTCCTCATCGTATTCGTCAAACAGATTGGCGAGTTCATACGGGAGCGGTCGCACCCAGTATTCATCAAGCACAACGTCTGAGCGTTTGGTTTGGCCAGAGCGTTCAGTTTTGCGGCTCATCGACTGAGCCCCGAACACGTTGAATTTCTTCTCTTTTCCGTTCACGGAGGCCACGGTCGCGTGGTCCTTGAGACGGGAGAGCATTTGTTGCAATTCAGTTTCCCAGTTCGTCGAGAACTCGGTTTTGTAGAACTGCGGGATTTCGGTAAGGGCTTCGCCCATAATAATTCCTCCTTGGAGTGTGGTTGAGTTTGGTTTGCCCTCGGCTTCGAAGTAGCCGCATTGCTGCGGGGTTCTCGTCTTTTGGGATGCCGTGGGCGGGGCTCAACTAGGAGGTAGCCGCCTGCGTAACTTTGTGGTTAGACGGTTCCAGTAGAAAACGCAAGTAAAAAAAACGCCCGCCATGGAAAAAATCATAAACCATGACGGGCGCAGGGTGCGGGGAGAGACAGCGTGAGATTGTTATCTATTTTTTGCCGTTGAGTCGGCGGACATAATCCACCGTATCGGCATCGCCGCTCACGTATTTTTCATGGAGCGGGTGAGACTTGTTCCCTTGGATCTCTTTGGCAAGAGTTGTGCCTGTGAGGGTTAATGGAGATTCGCCGCTAACTAATTTGTCCTCAGAGAGCTTCGATGCGAGCCTAGAGAAGGCCATGACGACATTGGGATCAGAAAAGCCTTCGCTGTTCGGATCGATTCCCGCAATCGCTGCCCCGCGCTTGGCAAGATTGAGATTCTTATCAAACGAATTCCCCCAGGCTTCCTTGATCTTGCCCATGTTCTCGGTCCGCTTCTCCTCAAACATCTTCCCAATAGTTTCGCCTTGGAGGCCCTGTTGACGGAGATTTTCCGCCACAAGCTCCTTCATGGCTGCTTGGGAAATGTTGTGCTTGTGGGCAATGTCCGCGAATGGCTTGGCGAGGTCATCGCTCCATGTGATGCCTTCCGGTAATGCTTCCGGCTTGAGCGCGTAGCCGTCGGCATTCTCAGGGGCTCCGATGGCCTTGCGATAAATCGCAAGTTCTTCCGGTGTGGATTTGTCATCAGGGACAAGGACGCCATCAACGCCCTTCCCGAGCTTTTGCCGCAATCCCATGTGAGCCTTCACAAGATCAGGAAAGCCGGGATACTTCTCAAGGGTTGCGCGAGCCGATTGGAGATTTTCGGGAAGGCGATCAAATACGCCATCTTCCCAAGATCCATCAGCCTTGACCCATCCGGCGGGAGTGGCGGTTCCAGTAGAAGCTGGCACAACTTCGGCGGGAGTCGCGGGAGCTTCCCCACCAAGCAGAGACCCTCCGGCGATTTCGCCGCCAGCTTCGGGAGTGGTTCCAGTAGAATCAGACATGGAGACGGGAGCTTCACCGCCGCCAGATCCGCCGCCCGCATCAGCTTCGAGAAACATCATGGAGTGATTGAATGGTTTCATTCCTCGTCACCTCCCAAGATGCGGTTTCCATACTTGGCATCAAACGCCTTGGCCGTGTGATTGAGCCGATACCACGACACATAGGTCCGGGTCTTATCGCCTAGCGCGGGGTCTTGCTGTGGCGCTGCTAATGGGCCTGATATGGGAGTGGTCCCGCTTCTAAATTTGGGATTTTTGGATAGAACCTCTAGCCTGTCTAGCCCCTCGTCGTGAGTGGTGCCAGTGGCGGGAATCGAACCCGCGATCTCTTGGTTATGAGCAGAGTGACTTGCCGTTTGTCCACCCTGGTCTTTCAAAATGTCAATTTCCTTAGCGATCTTCTCCGCTGTCTTGTGATGGAGTCCCTCAATCGGCTTGAAGTCTCCTTCCGTAGTGAGTTCGCCTACAGGTTCCCCGTCTCGCAAGACGGCCGTTCCTTCGATGGTGATTTCGTTTTTCATGATTTATTTCTTTTTGGATTTCTTTCGTGATTTTTTGCCCTTTGGCCGCTTATCGCTGGCCGTCAAAGATGAGATTTTTTTCTCCATTTGAGACATGCGAAGGAACACATCGTTAAAGCACTCCATGGCCTTCATCATGGCGAGACCCTCCGCAATATCGAATCGGCCTTCGAGAACATCCGTTCGATCCCGAAGGACATTCATTTGATCTCCAATTTGATCCTCAATGCCCTTCAAGATGAAGTCCCCGAGATCCATCTTGTCTCCGTGTTTACTAAGTTCGGCCCGAAGCATTTGGCCCCTCATCTCGTTTTGATATTTGATGAACTGCTCTTCGTACTCACGTTCTGTTAGCTCTGGAGATGGTGTTTTCTTTCGTCGGCGGCTTTTTGTGGCTTGCATGATTATGATCTAACTTTGGTTTTTGGTTTGAGATTGGCGTCCCCGGTGGACGGGATTTCGAGCTTTGCATCGAAATGGATGAAGACAGACTTTTGCCCGTCACGAATGGCCGCATGGTGCGTGTCATACGGTGGCAAGAAAGAAGGCATTTCGAGCCCCATGGACTTCGTGATCTCCTCGCGGAAGAGTTGCCAGTCAAGATTCGCATTGAGTCGGTGACAGGCTTGAACAACCCTTTGCGCCTTCTTCCGGCGCTCCAGTTCGACATTCGCTTGCTCGCGCTTGAATTCGTCCTCTTTCATGCCGCGTCCTTGAGTGCATTCACAGCCGCGCTATCATTCGGGATCTTGCCCACGTCGCCAGCGGCCTTGGCCATCATCATAGCTTGCTCCATCTTTTGCTGTTCGGCCTGAGCCTGTGCCCGCATCTTTCGGATTTCTTCAACCGCATCTTCCGGACGAATCCAGCGGGCGGGCAATCCGTTATTACGGGAAAGGTCGCGCTCTATCTCGTCAAGCTCGTAGTTGTCGAGAAGCTCAGGCTTTGCTTGCCAGAGTTCGCGAGAAGATTCCATCTGCCTATACCAGGCATTATTTTCAAGCGACTTGATGGCAAGGGCAATTCGGCTCGAATAGGTGATTTCAGGATCGGGGAGAAATGCACCCTCTGCATCGACCACAACAATCTCAGGAGGCGCAGGCGGAAACTTGCCAAGACGGGACAGAATCGCAAAGACTCGTTCCAACATTGGGTTGAAAAGCTCCGTTGTCATCCGGTCAGCGGTTGGGGAAAATTGGGTCAGCTTCTCGCTTTGACGTTCGGAGACCTCCCGTGCGGTCATTTGCGGTCCTTCGTAATTCGCGAACATCTGGAAGAGATCCACATGATAGGCCCGATTGATTGCCTTCCGCTTCACTTCCGCCCGATCTTTGCCGATGTCATATCGGCCAGTGTTCTGCCACTCGCGGAAACCTTCACCGTTGCTTGACCCGCCGTAATAAGTGACACCAAGGGCGCGAACATCGATCCCGCCTTCATGGGTGGCAGGGATTAACATCGGAGGGAATGCCGCCTTTTCGGCCAAAGCATCCATTTGCTTCTCAAGGAAATTCAGTTGTCGAGCATCAGGAAGGGCCATCCAAGACGGAGCCCAGCCGTACGCGGTATCGCCCCACCGGAGATAGCGTGATGCAAAAAAGGCTTGTTCGTCATATCCGGAAACACGGTTGACGAGCTTCGATTTTACTTCGAGATAGACCGAGGCAAAGGGTTTGTTCTCGCCATCGCTTCGTTTTGGATCGTATTCCGAGCGAGGATATACCGCATGGATGAAATCAAAGGATTGGTCCTTCGTTTTGTCCTGTTCCAGTGCCTTCTTAATCTCTTCGGAAATGCTATCGCCAAACTTCTGCTTTGCCTGCCGTGCCGTCAGCGTGAAGTCACGAATGAGCGTGTCAACCAAACCCTCTTCGTTCTGGTCGATTGAATAGGTTCCGGCATCAAAAGTGGTGAAGTTGAGCGTGTTTTTCTTTCCTTCCTCGCAGAAAATGACAGTGACGCCAAATGCTCCCCGATCAAGAAAGCCTTCGTGTATTCGTTCAGAGAAATTCGAGGCGGCCAATTCCTTTCGGGCAATGTCCGAGCATTGTTGAAACCATTGCTTTGCCTCGTCATTCTCTGCCAGGTGCGCGGGAGGATCGAAAGAAAACCAAGTCGCACCTTTGGGCACCATGTAGGACATGAGCCCGCTGGCCTGAGTGATGTTCCCTTGAATCGCCGTCGTGTCGAAAAGCATTTCATTGTCCGAAATGTCCGGTTGATCCGTTGACCGATTGATTTGGTTCTTCCGGGGCATCACGTAGGGCGCGACTTCCTGCCAGAATGAATCCCACGAAGAGCGAGCCGCCTTCATGCGGTCTCTCCGTGCAATCAAATCATTTGCCAATGTGGGGCTATCCACCATTTACCCGAGAAGAGTTTTCTTGCCCGATTCCGCTTCGGAGTTCGCACCGCCAGTCTCGCCAGCAATCAGGGATGCCTTCATGCCTCGGCGGCGCTTGGCGTCTTTCGCCCGTTGGGATTGGGCTTCGTCCGCCTCAATCTTGCTCTCAGTGGGAGGCGGGGGAGGAGGTGGCGCAGGGGGAGGTGGAGCCGGGATAACGACAGGTGGAGGTTCCGGGATCTTTTGTTGCTTGGGAGCAGCCGGTACGGATGACCCGCCGCCGCCAAAGAAGAATTGACCGGGATTAACCCGCTTGCCGAATACGTTGAAAAAGTTTGTCAGAATCATGCCATTTTATGTGATGGTTTCGCCGTTGAAAACCAATCCACCTAAGCAGATACGGGATGAATGACAAGAAGTTTCTGCTGGAACCCGCAAAAGCATAAACGAGCCAGGCGTCTTGCTCCTTGCGAGCGAATCGCCGCCATGGGTCCGCGATGAATTCCAGCGAGGCCCCACGGTTGACCGCTCGCCCCATGATAAAAAAATCCGGCGTTGAGACCACATAGCCCGTCTTGATGTGGGCGGAAATATCCTCCTCGAAGCTCCGAGGTTGCGGCCATCGCTGGTAAAGGTCGGCTATCTGGTCAAATGGCGTCATCGAATCACTTTCGTTTGCCGTGTAGGCGAAGAGTCACGAATCCCACCAATCACCCCGCCACCCGGTCGCCTTGGTTTGCTCGCAATTGCACTCCGGTCAGAGACCAGCCCTGCCTTAATGGCTTGGTGAGAGAGCGAGAAAGCATCGCTGAAATGCGACGACCAATCATGAGAGGGAACATCCTTGATTGTCACACCATCCCGCTCTTCCTTGGAATGGTAGGCGTCGAGAGCATCCAGTCCATGCAAGCACCCCTCATCATTAAAATGCACCCGCTCGAACGCATCCAAAGCAAGATTGATTCCATCCCACACGCTCACTTGCCGAGGAACGCCCACAACGTGCGATAGACCGCCAGTATTGAGTCCATCTTGCCAGAGACCGCCAGTCTCCGCACAGGCATCATGCGGGAGAAAATGCGCCCCGTAGCGGTATCTTTTTGCAGTGAGTCGGGCGGCCCAATCAGCGGGAGTCTTGCACTCGTCATCCCCGGTGAGCGCTTCTAGGTAATTCAGCCGGTCGCCCACCATTTGCCAGATCCAAACCTTTTGATTCCGTGCCGCGCCAACATCGAACGAAGTATAGACCGGAAGCTCTTTGAACCAAAGAACATCGTTCGTTATCCGGCGAGATGCCCTTGCCGCCTCAATCTGCTTCGAGAAGATGGCCCCAGGCCGTCCCACCGCAAAAGAGCACTCATATTCTTGCTCGTAAATGTGAGCCGGAGTTGATTTTCTGATGTCCTGCATTTCCAAATCTGGAATGATCCCGCTCTCACTTGCCTTGAGAATCAGAGTGAACCAATCATCTTGCTTGCTCGCGTAGGTCCATTGCCGCCAGAAACCCGACCTTCCCTTGGGTGTCCCGATAAATGTGGCCCATCCCTGATAATCAGAAAGCGCCGGTCTAATAACCGAATCCCATGCAGACGGGTCAAGGTCCGCATATTCATCGAGAATCACGCCATCAAAATAAAGCCCCCGCATCCGGTCGTATGACTCGCCAGAATAAATGCGAATACTGGACTTGTTTGGGAATGTGATTTGCAAGTCCGCCCGGTTCACCTCTGTTCCAGGTATCCGGGAGGCAAATTCAACGAGGTAGCCGAAGGCAATGTCTTTCCCCTGGTCGCGAGTGGGGGCAATATAAGCATAGCGCAACGGTGGGCCAGGTCGCTTGTGTGTCAATGACTTGATGAGCAAGTCTTGAATGCAGGCGAACGTCTTTCCCCCTCGCCGGTGAATGACCATACATGCCCACCGCTCTTTCCGCTCAAGGTAGGCCCGAAAGGGCTCCCGAGGGATAATCTCAAGCGTCAACTTTGGCATTACCACCGATCCTCACAAGAACGTCAATATTGCCTTCGAGGGTGAGCCGGTCAGGCTCATTCCACCCGATTGACTTTGCGAGCATCTCCCCATATTTCGCGGAGACCGGCAAAGTTGGGTCCAATTTCTGAAAACGATCCCGCAAAATTTGTTGGTACTCCTCGCGGGTCATCTCGAATTTCTTGGCCGCAGATTGCTTCAATTCTGCAATCCTCGCCCCAACCTTTGCAATTGATTGCAATTTTGAAGCCGCTCCGACCGCCCCATTCTTGGAATACCCGCACTGGACATAAGCCTTTTCCGCCGACAAGTCACCCTTCGCAACAAGTTGCGAAAAGCGTTCATGGCGTGAGTTTTTGAGGATTGGCATTTCGGTTCCAGTAGAAGCACGATTTGCGGGGAATATCAAGCAACAAAGTTGCGTTCGTAGATTTCGAGTTCGGTCCGTTCCTCGCCCTTGCTGCAAGATTGCTGGGCAAATAGGAGTTCAACGGACTTGGGATCATCGTCCGGGATCAGTCCAGCGCGGCGGACAGCATCAATCAGCGGCTTGCATCCACCGGCCAGATTGTCGGCATCGAGCGAACGTGTGGAATATCGGGTGATGGTCAGCCGGAAGCGCGGAGAGCAGACTGAAGGGCTGCCTTGGCGGCTTTCTTGGCGCGGTGGGCCACCGTCCAGTGTTTGTTCAGCAATTGGTTGAGGGAGGGAGTTCGATAGCCTATGAGGACGAGCTTTCTTTTTTTTCGCCAGGTTGGCGGGATTTCGTTTTGTTGCATGAGATTGTTTTGAGAATGAGCCGTCCGGTTGAAGGACAAATCCGAGTTGTTGCAGTTGATCGGGAGTGAAGGACATGGTGGGTTAGAATTAGTATTTGGTGACTTCGGTGACTTGGTGACTGAATTTAGCAACCTTTCTGTACGGAGCATTATTTTAAAAATCCACACGTACTATATAAGAAGGTAAATTTCCTTTTGAAGTCACCGAAGTCACCAAAAAGAGAGTTAGAGTTGATGTTTTTAAGTCTTTTCAAAATAAGAAGCCCTAAAAAGACCCTTGAAGTCACCGAGATCACCATTTTTGACTGGTGACTTCGGTGACTAAGAAAGGTATCTTTGTCCATGAATCTCTAAAATGTTAGATTCTTCATCAACCTTGAGCCGCCATCCCTCAATCACAGGAAGGTTTCCGCGCCCGATTCTGGAGACGAACCCCCGATCAATAAGGATAGATTTGATCTTTCGAGTGCCTTTGTAGCGCGGATACTCGCCGTTTCGCTCACACCATACGGCATAGATTTTCGAGATATTTCCAACCCTTAACTCTCCCCCTGCGTCCTCTTCGAGACATTCGGTAAGGAATGCGCCGAACTGGTCCGATTCGTCCCGATACTCTGCCGTTGCCTCTGTTACCTGAGCCGGTGGACGCAACCCAATATCCCGGCTTTCGAGCAACCCCCGAATGGCCCAATTAAGGATGCCCGAGGCTTCGGACTGGAACTCGCGGACAACCTCCGACCGTGGCCGTCGTTCGGCATCTGGAATCCGCACCGAGAACGGAACGAGATGCACCCGCCGCCAGATCCCCTCGTCCGTGCCCTTGATTTCTGGCTTGTGGTTCCCCATCAGCCAAAGCTTGTGAGTCGGCATGAAAGTATAGGGCGACTCGAACGGCCTCCGGGCATTCATGAGGTCGCCGCCTGTGATTGCCTTCACCTGGCTATCAGCCAGTGGCCGATTTTCGGGGATCTCATCCGTGAGCACCACCCGCTTTCCCTCCATGGATGCCTTGTGGTAATCGAAGTTATTGTCTGACTTGGCCGCGAGGAGTGCCGCAATCGGCACCGATGTCATGAGTTCGCCCAAAAGAATCTTCATCACAGCGTGAAACGTGCTCTTGCCATTGGCCCCCTTCCCATAGGTGAAGAAAAGCGCGTCATAGTCCGTGCGACCGGTGAGCGAATACCCAACCGCCCGAGCGATATACAGCCGGGTTTCTGTGTCTGGAATGAATCTATCAAGGAATGCCTCCCACGATGGACACTCTGCTTCCGGGTCAAAGTCAATCGGGCTCCGCACCGTGGCATTGTCGGATGAACGGTGTTCGCGAAAAATCCCCTCCGAGAAGTCGAGAGTGCCATTTTCAAGGACAAGGATTTCCTTATTGGCATCAAATGCCGTCGCCGGGAGGGACATTTCCCGTAGGCAAAACTTTTCCACCGCCGAGACATAGGCCCACTCCCGCAATTGAGAGATGCGGGCAATGATTGCCGCCATCTCCTTTTCCCGAGGGTCTTTCTTCCGATCAGGTGCGGGTTCATCGTCCACTTCTTTTTGAACAGATTCCTTGAGCCCACCGTAAATTCGGCAAAGCGTGTCGGAAATGTCCCACGGCGTGGAATGTCCGGCGTCCCTGGTCCAAAGCCCATCCTCGTAGATCATCCACATTTTTGCATGGATATTCCAGACTCGGAGCCCCCTCCGCATCTCACACCAAAGGCGAGCGTCCCCGGCCTGCCCGGTGCGAAAGGCTTCCATGATCCGCTCTCGGGTCAATTCCGTGGCAATCCGTCCCGGCGCCGTGTCCTTCGCGGGATCTTCCCTCTGTCCGGGTGAACGGTCAGAGTCGGCAAAACGGATACGGCCCGCCCAGCGCCGCCGTTGCCAAGCCGCCCTGGCGTCAAATCCATGGAGGCTGGCAATGTGGGACAGCGTTCCGATGGTGATTTGTTGCAGGCGGACCTTGTGCTTCCCGGCATATTCCCCATCCTTCTCTTCCGGTGACCATTGATCGAGCAGGCGGGCCCCATCCTCCATGGGAAGGACCGACCACACCGCCGAGGCGATGCGAAGCCATGTGTCATAATCCGGCCGTGGCGGGCAAAATTTGAGCATCTCCGCGATGTCGGCGCCGGTCGTTTCAATCGGTGGCCGCCAAGCTGGGGATTCTGGGAACTTGTCCGGCACCGCGAGCGGGGTGAATTCGTCGGAAGTGGTCAACTCAGGATCGAACGAGACAAAGCAAAGCCGCATCGGGTCCTTGGTGGCCCGGTCCAGCTTGATCCCGTGAACGTCACGAAAATGGGCCTCCGCCGCAAACCATGAATCTTTGTGGCGGTCGGTATCAATTGATACCACTGCCTTAAGGCCCTCGCCGGATGGTCCGACAAAAACAGCCGCAACATGAGTGTCCTCAAGCAGGTCCGCCCGCATCTTGGTAACCGATTCCGGTTCCGCAAGGATTGGATTATCTTTCAAATCAAAATCAGCTTGGAGGAAGCCAGAGTGAGTGATGGACTTCGCGTCCGGTGAAAGGTCCATCTCGCGAGAAAGGCAATGGCAAGAGATGGTCACAGCGGGAAGATCCCGTTTCTTGTGGTCATAGCGGACACGATCCCCTCGCCGGATATGGTCACGAAGGACAGTGATTTGACGTTCCCAGCGCCCGCCCTTAATGGCAGACAGAAAGTCAGAGATAGATATTGCTTGATCGGGTTCCTTGGCAAGTGCCGAGGAAAACAGAGATATTATGGAGTTTTTCATGAAATTAGAGATTTATTGTTATGTGAAGAAAGGGTGATGTCGCACGCGACCTCGTTTCCCCACGTTGACCATCCGAGGCGAGTCCTCCGTGCGAAGAGTTCCAACCGTGGGCCGTCGCTTTGGGATTCGATCATGTCATGGAAGAACTCCGGCTTTTGGCTGTGGCGTTTCTGGCGCTTCACCTGCCACCACGTAGAATCTATTCGCTTTTTCGCGGGCATTTTCCCACGGCGTCCCAGAATCAAGAACTCAGTCGTCGGGCAGTAGAGTCCACCTTGGCCGGTTCCCCTCGGTGCCTTGCACCATGTCAGCGTCTGGCAGTAGCGGAAGCCCCACGCCTTGAGCACATCGAAGGCATCCGGCAGATATTTCTGCGTTGCCCACAGGTAGAGGTCGCATTGATCCGCAGCAAGCTCCCCAACGGGAAGTGCCTTGATTTCGGGCAACTTCATTTGATCGTATGGCATCGGCACTGCCTTGTTGTTGAAACCTTTGTATTGCGCCTTCTCGCTTCCGGTGTCCCAACTCCGCCCGTAGTGCCATGGCGGATCGGCCACGATACACCGAAATGCAGAACAAGGCGCTGCATGGAACGCCGAGGAGCGTCCTTCTTGAATCGGAGATTTAGGGTCGGCGTCCATGAGCAATGCGTTCTCCCGGAAAATAATCACCGCGAGAGGCCACGGTAATCCTTGATCGGCGTTTCCAAATTTCGGACGACCTCTCACGAAGCGGACCTCATTCGACATCACAATGTCATGCCACCATCCTGTATTGGTTCGCGCTGGAATCAAAGCGACCGTGGTTGTCCCGTTCGCTTTCTCCTCTTCGGCTTTTTTCAACCATGCCACCATATTTCTCCCGTAGGGGGGATTCATCCACACGGTTTCCTTTGCCCATGATTGGGTCAGCCCATCAGATTGAAGGTCGAAGAAGCGTTTACACTTGGCGTTCGCGGAGTTTGCGGCCACGTCCAGCGTGAAGCCGAACTCGTCATCCAGTGGCTTCCATAGGCTATCCGGTGTAGGCCATTCGCCGGTCGCGGATTCAAATTGTTTACTCAGTCTAGCCATATTGATTTCGGTGTTTGTTGGTTTTTTCTCTCATCCTGATCCATCTGTATTTAGGAGCAGTCCTAACTCGTTTCAGATTCATTTGATCGCGGCTTTCAGCCACAGTTTGCCCATTTTTCCGTGCGTGATGGTAGTCCAGTCGCCTATGCCGTTTTTCACCAGTCTCATCCTCCAAGTGCCATTCGGCATTTGTCATGCCGTGCATTTTGAAGCCGCTCGCCTTGTAGACTGTCCCCTCATGCCCTTGCTCTGGATCTGCAAAGGCTATTAAACAATCGTGAGGATATTCTTTCGCTGCCATTTTCGCCGTGAGTGCGATGAAACGTGAGAGCGGATACGGCAGCGCTGGTTCAGCCCTACACATGCGCTTGATTTCCAACACGCACTCAACACCCAAGAACTTTGCTTGATATGGGTTCACCCCGATTCCATACACTATCACCGCATAGAGGCTGTTATCCGCATAGAGTCCAAAGCAGATATTTTTCCCTCCCGGAATTCGGTGCGAGTAGTGCCATTTCACCACCCACTTTTCTGCCGTATCGTTTTTAATCGGACGGATTTTGAATTGGAGCGCAGAGGTCGGAATCGAACCGCCATCCTCCCTTTGGAACAAGGGAAGCTCTTCCATTGAGCTACCTACGCATAAAAATGAAGACACAGAACAAGGCACTGATGCCAATCCCGAGGGCGGCGGAGTTTGATTTGTATTCATAGTCTTGGGCTCTCCGTCTGTGGCAGAGCTAAATCGTTCTGCTTCATAAAAGTGACCCAGTGCGTTTTCGCCTGGCGTCCCGTCGTGTGTCCGAAAAGAGGAGGTTGCGGCGCGAGTGCCAGCACTTCATTTAGCGGCACGTCAGTCGTGTTCCATTTGAAGATTAGCGTTCCGTTTGGTTTGAGGACGCGCAGGCATTCGTTGAAGCCTTCCCGGATTTCATCGTGCCAGTCACCGAGCAGCCGCCCGTATTTCTTGGCGATCCAACTATTCGCGCCGAGAGAATTCATGTGCGGCGGGTCAAACACGACGAGATAGAAAGTTTCATCCGGAAACGGCATCTTCGTGAAGTCAGCCACGACATCGGGAGATATTTCCAAATTGCGGCCGTCACAGAGGACGTACTTTTCTTCGCGCTTATCCATGTAGAGTGCGTCAGGGTTTTTGCGGTCAAACCAAAACATTCGACTTCCACAACACGCATCCAAAACGGGCGGGAAGCCTAACAAAGCGCCGGATCCAACACCGCACTCACTTTCGGCTTTGGCGGTAGTCTTTGGTGATATTATCGTTTCAGTATTCATGGCGTCGTCGTCGGGGCGGTGCTGGCTCATCTTTGGTCGTTCTCCTC